TTGAACAGGTCCTCTGCTAACACGATTGGAGGAGTTGTCCCGAGGAAATAAAAGGTCGTATCTGCCGGCCATACATACTGCTTCGTATCATACCGGCCTCTGTAAAGTCCCGTCAATTCATACCTGCCGGTTATTCCAGTCACAGGAGTAATCGTTTCAAACCCGATGATTTCTTCTTGAGTACCGGATTTAAGTAGTCCCAGATTTCCGCCCGAAATCATCGTTGCCCGCGAAATCGTTTCGATGTCTTGTGCGTCTTGATCGTAGTTAAACTGGACGACCATCTTATTTGTATTGTCGAGAACGGGCTCGCTAATGGGCAATGATTCTTTAAGTGTTCCGGCCGTAACGAATGAAGTAAACGTTGCAAGCTCGCTATAACTCTCATCATCCGCGCTAATATACATGATATAACCGGTTTCATTTCCGGTATCGCGCCCAACAAGCGGTATCAGGTACATATTTTCGCCAACAAATGCAAATGGCGTTTCTGTAATTGCAGGAGCTATGACGTCTGTTAAATATGGATTATAACGACTCCCATCTCGATCGGCTTCGTCAACCACGACAAGGCTTGCAATATAGTTCGCATCTTCGATAGCATTAAGGATAATGTCTTCATTTGCAATATTCCCTTCCTTATATTGAAGTAAGCGGAAAACCGCATCCGTAATTCCATATTTCGAAGAATTAACCTTAAACACATCTCCAGGACGAAAGCGAGCTGCTCGTCTACTCACTGGTGCTTCTAACGTCCTCAGCGGAATCGAACCCATACGAATTGCATTGGCTGCCGCCCACCTTGCGTTATCGTCATTCGTATAAAGCATCATACGAACGTCGTTGTGGCGGATGCGACCAAGTACCTCTTTGTTACCTGGATCCTCCGCATGAACCGTTGCCTGCCGTATGTCAATCGCAGTCGTTTCAAGTGTAACCGCACAACCCGGACCACCCTCGAGAAACTCAACCTGAAAATAATCATAGTACGTAGGTTTTGTTGTCCGCGGTGAATTCTCGGAGATTTCACTAAACAACTCAACGTAACATGGGTTCGTCGTTTGAAGGGTTGATTCTGTATACAATAAATTATCAACCCGCCCCCTCATCGATCCGCCTGAACCATACCTCTCAATCTCATATCCAAAGGTTCCGGATTGTTTTCCAACTTGTTGAAGCGTTACCCATCCAGTAGCAGGAGTATATTGGCGGAATTGAGTTCTCGATCCACTTATTCCGGGTAAGTTAAAATTACAGGACCACATATTGCCCGTAACCGAATCGACAACGCGAATACCTTGCCAATGATTATAACCGGATCCAGGATTACCTGAGTTTTGCGTATACGTCCGGCATATAAACGCCATATTTTCAGGCATCACTAACTTACTTCGGATAACTGCTAATGGCTTTCCACCAACCGGATTGACGTCCATGTTTAACGTAGAAAACCACGGTGTTGCCTGCATAGTTATCCCGTTTCCGGAATTTATAACATCCCACTTCCCACTGTTAAGAGTCGCACCCGTCGTACCAAATCCATCTCCATAAACCGCATTGTAGTCGTAACAGCTGATCACACCTTCGTTAAATTTGAAATCATCAAAACTACATGCTATCTGGTTTGAATTAAACCCACCGGACTGCGTATTGAAATCCATTATTACGTAAACATCATACGCGGTTTGACTATAACTGGTCGAGTACCAATACGAATCTGGATTTCCATTGTCGTCTTCCCATTGACCCGTTACGTTATTATAAAACGAAAATCCATACCTTACCAACGTCGCTCCATTAGATCGTTCAACGCGAACTCGTACTTTACAGGGAAAATGCGCTTCCGTAAGTGTTATACCACTCGTATACACTGCATCCGATTGAAAATGAAGTCTATACTCCCCATTTCCATATTTACGAAACTGGGCGCAATGGTAGTCACTTAGATCAAAATTAGAACTTTCACCCAATCCAAATTGAGCGGCGTAAACGTAATCCCCAAAATTATAATTCGTTAATTCAAACTGTGTAAAGTCAAACGTTGCTTGGATTTCATGAGAAACCGGCCCTTTTGGTAAATGATAAATAGACCGGCATCGATATGTCTCTTCACCAGATCCTTCAGCAGTCTTCGCACCAGACCACTTTAATGCGCCGCCACTTACTTGTGGAAAATTCGTACCATCGGTATTAGTTCTTGCTGCAATGTTTCCCTGGAGCCATTTCGTAGTATCGGGGTCTCCGTTACTTGACGTACTGAAATCATCATCCGGGTTTATTATCGAACTTTCGTCACCAGTTACTTCGGTTTGTTCGATTTCGTAAATCTGCGAATATTGGACCTTAACATCATTGATTGTGTCCATATAGCTGTTTGTTACGACTTTAGGAGGCTGGAGAAAATCATCATCTCTCAATGACGTCATAGCACTCGTTGCCACATCATCACGAAGGAGTTTTGGTTCAAACTTGCCGGTTTCATCTCCATACGGCATAACACCATTCACATGTTTGAGAATCGCGTTAATGTACTGCATTGCCTCCTGATGTGTAAATAAAACGCTAACGCCACGGTTCTCATCGAAAAGGTCCGCCGCAAAATCGGAAAATGCAGTCGTACTCATCCACGATTCGTTTAGCTCACACAAAGTGCCTAATATATACCAGATTGCATGTGCTGGATTGTAATCATACGTGCTAATCACATTATTCATACTAAACGAAAATTCAGGTGTCTTCCTCATAACAAACCGAACTGTTGGAGCCCGATTATACTGACCCAAAAGGCAGTCATCGAAAAACGCCCAACACAGTCCCTTAAACGGAGTGTTGTTAGCGGCACCAAGTTCAGTGCTCAACACAGAATTTACAGCATGATCGGTACCACCAAAATAAAGGGTCATCGACCCCATACCATCCAGCGTAACTGTCGTAGACCCATCCACCGCATCCGATCGCTTTAAACTACCGCTCCACACAACGTCATCATTTTTCAAAATCGTGTAAACCTCGTCAACGGGACCGATTGCTAATCCAACCGCCCACGAGAGGTAATATTCAAATCCTTTTGTGACTTTTTTACTGCCGCCGCCACCCTTACCGGTTTTGACTTTTTCTTTAATCTCCTTCGTACGACCCTTTCCATACCAAAAAATATTGCCGGCCATCTTCGTCGTTCCAACGAAGTCGCTAATGACCAGCCCTTCAGTCGCGGTCGTAACGTCGAGGTCACCAAGTTCAGGTTGCCCGGGAGATGGAAGATCAGGCTCAAGTGGGTCAATAACGCCACCAATTCCAGCTCCAAGTGCCGCACCCATCATCGCACCGGTAGGACCACCAAGCCAAAAACCTATAACGGCACCAGCAACGCCGCCTACTATTTGACCAAAACTCATATTATGACCTCATCCGAAGAACGATTTTCATTCGATTAAAGAACTCAAGATCGGTCAACACACGCTTTTCAACTCGTAAATCCGTTAACGCCTGGTAGACCTCACCATTATAGTAGATTCCTGCATGGGCAGGATGTCGACCCCATTGAAATAAAATAACATCGCCATTTCTTAAAGTCGCGGGGTCGAGAGGTACTTGTTCGCAATCGTACTGTGCCGTGATTCCCTCAACAAGAAGGCTACGACCATTATGCATGTGCCAATCAGGAGCGTATTTTGGAATACGAATCAACCGCCCTTTATCAGCACCGACAGCCTTCAAAGAATTAACAACTAAATGAATGCAATCGCATCCTCGTTTCTTCACACCTGTCAAGTGTTTATACGGAGTCCCAAGCCATGAGTCCAGTTCGGACTTGAGGTTTGCGACGTTCTGTTCGTCATCAAAAAACCACTTCTGATCATTCATATTATGCCTGCCACGTTGCGGGATTATCATACGGGAGATATCTGAATCCGAAAAACCGGTTCAAATTCGTATTCCCGAGGTTATTATATTTGTTTGTACAGGTAGCCATTGACTTGTCGCATCCTGGTGCTACGTAAATGTCTTGTCCTGCGGTTAATCCTGGAATATAAAATTGAATCGTAATCGTATCGCCGGTATGACCAACGATAGTACGTTTAAAGTCTCCCCACTTTACATAACCCAACTTGAAGTAGTCGTTTGCCTGTAATCCGAATGCAGTATCGGTTAATTCAAGGCCATTTGCTGAAATACTGTCGAGTCCCGAAACGGTAGCACCATATGTCGTCAGCGCAACACCACATTGATCGGAATAAAGTTTCAAGTTGCACGATGGTTGGTACCGCATGGTCGGGACTTTCATCTTCAAAAACTTTTCAAACCCGTGACATTCCAGGGCTCCGTTCTGTCCATCATAACCGGTTTGTGCAACCTGCCCGATGAACATTACTCGCTTCTCAAGTGGGCTCTGATCCCGAAACAACTTACTAACCTCCACCCAAATCATTTCAGGCATCGGTTGTGTTAAATAAGTGACAAACGCCGGATTAAGGCGCTCGACATTGATTGTCATTTTCGAAATTTTAAGATCGGTCATAAACTGCGTCCTGGTGCGCTTCATAAGTGCCGGGGTATATTCTTGCGCACTCGCACCAGTTGCGGGATACGTTACTGAGACATCGCCGGATGTATAATACCAGGCTTGATTCCCGGAATCGGACCAGAACTTATAGAGCTCAACTGGCTTCCGTTTGTTTGCTTCATCCTTTAATTTATACGCATCCGTCGTCATTACGGCGTCTCCTTCAATAAACCAAAAGTACCCATGGCAAATTCCGCGACCCCTTCGCGGGTAAACACAAGCTCAATCCGATCTGAATTAAACCTGCTCAAATTCATGAAGCTCAAAGCCATTCGAGGAAATTCGATTTCGCGAATTGGAACTCCAATGGCTGCGTCCAACGTTATCGTATTTGCCGTTGCCGCGGTAATCTTCCGACAAACATACGTCCTATCGGGAAGAGCTATGAACAAATACCTGTTAAGTACCTCGTTCGCGGCAAAAAGTGAATCGTATTCATAATCGACAACGTTTAACAACGTTGCTCCAGCCGTTACAGCAGAAGCCAGATATAAATCTTGATTCCAAGTAGGCATCCAAAACGAGTCGTACTGCCCAAGCCTACTGTCGAAAAAGTCCAGGGCTCCACGAACATCCGCCCGGGTTCCGAGGAATACGTTAAATGACATATTGTAATGGGTGTCGTCATCGTCGTAAAATGACTCAACCGCGAATTTACCGATTCCTTCGGTTGTCATATTTGGATGAAGAAACCGAAGTGAGTGCCCGGTTTGAATCGGGTAATCGAACACCGGATGTCCCAAATAGGTCGAGGCATTTGTCGGAGGGTCATACGAAAAGGCTGCGACAGTTGCCATGTCTTCGGACACGTCAATAACGATGTCATCGGTAATTGCCCCGTACCTTCGAATATCAAACCCACTCCCAAGTCGACATTCGTAAAGCGGGCACAAATACGTATCTGCTTTCGCCCATTCACTTGCAATTAGGTCCGAGGCTGCAATAGTCGTCCCGGAAACACTTGTGACGACTCCGGTTTCGTAGTTCGTATAATCATCCTTATCAATTAGGATGAATTTCCTGCCGGGATACCAATGACGGTATGAAGTATCCTCAACTTGAATCTTTAATTGCGTTGCCGGGACAACCGCCCGGAGTGCAGTCAAATCATTCCAAACCGGGATACCCCATACCTTGTGTTTATACTTCGACAAATTACGGCGTAACCAATTCGTTTCACCGCGCGTATTCGATTTGAACGATAACTTCGACCCATAACGAGGCCAGGTATAGAGAGCGGACCTCCATTCCTCGCCTCCCATAGAACGAAGTATACTGGTTTTCCATGAGTGGACAAGTGATTGTTTCCGCGGTTTCAATGTCAAATAAATGTCAGCAGCCATTATCCCATCATTTCCTTATTGTTTGAAATCACGTTCATGATTGCGTCTTGTCCATCAGACGAATTCGCCCAATCGTTAATCATTTTCGGGTCGGTAATATTTGCGATAACGATCTTCGGTTGCATGGTGCTTCCATTTGGATCGATGCGTCCTTTAGACCCGGGTGAAAATGATTCGGGACCGTTTGCACCAACAACAGCAGAATCACCACGGTCGGAAACAAACCGTTCGGGCCCGCGCTCCCCTACAATGTACTGCCGGCCGGCATAAACCGAACCACCGTCTGCTTTGAACATCGAAGATGCGAAACCAGCGACAGCTGACCCGAACATCCCATAGGAACCACCCGCACTTTGAATTGCGTTAAGTAGGAGTTGTTTTGCAATCATTTTACCGATGTCGATTGCGAATGAAGTTGCGAATTCGCTAAATGCCTGCTTCGCAGATTTCGCACCACTAATGAATTCACCCATCGCATCAACCATTCCTCCCGCGAATGTATCGTCAATGGTGTCCCCCAACTTCATGAGAGCCATTTCGGTGTCGGTCAGAATGTTCTTGTACTTCTCGGCATACCACTCATCGACCCGAGCCTTTTCAACACCCGCCTCCAGGTACTTTTGTTTTAACTCATCGAGCTTTTGAATCTCAAGATCGTACCTGGACAAAAAGGTTTCATCGTAGGCTTCGTCAAACTCACTTCGAGTTCGTTGGTCTTCCTTGCTGACTTGTTCGGGTTGTCCTCCCGCTGCCGGAGGGACGTAGGCCTTACCCTTATCTGCCGCTGCTTTACGACGAGCTTCCTCAACCTTCTGATTAATGTCATCGACGAATCCGACCGCCCTTTGATAATACGAATCCTGGGCACTCATCGCAACAACTTGGTCATTAATGGCCTTTAACTTGTCATATTCGGCCTCGGCAAGGTCATCTGCAACACTGGATAACGTATCGTAATTGTCGGCAAGTTGGTCGGTCTGCTGGAGTTGTTCGCCCATGGAAACGAGCATATCACTTCCGAGTGCTTTCCCTAATGCAGCTACTTTATCTCCTAAGGTTGACACCATTCCGGAAAAGGAACGCGTGAATTTCGACATCCCATCGTACATGAGAGAAACACCTTTGAGCATCGCAAACGTCAGCAGATGCCAAACCTCCTTCAACCCGAGCCAAATCATTTTCCACCCTCGGAATGCGTCCGCCACAAGTGCGGCTCCTTTAATGATTATGTTGAAGGCTTTAATTACGACGTTTGCGGTACTTTTCGCCCACTCTTCCATCCGACCTTCGGACTTGAGGTTATCGAGACCTCCTACTAATGCACTTAGTGCCGCTTTTAAGTAGTCGAAAACGCCGGAGTCCATAACCATGTTACGGAAGGCAAACCATTTGTCACCAATCATCGACATCATAACGGACCAGGTTTTCGCAAGGTCACTTGCTGCTCCTGCGAATTGAGATTGCGGATCTTGAAATGCCTTCATCAACATTTCGCGAGTTTCCTCGGCAGAGTAGCTAACGCCGGCCTGAAATCCTAACATAGCTAATACACCACGTTCACGAAACATATCTGCTGACGCAGCACCGGCCGAATACATACGGATGATTTGACTTGTAGTATCCTGAATACTCAATCCAGTTGCGGCGGCGAGGTCACCAACCAACGGCATCCACTCGCTTATCTCATCGACACCGCCCTTCATAACACCAGATAACGCAGTTGCCGATTCCATGATTTCCTCGAATTGGAATGGCACCGAACCTGCGTACTCAGACATTCGGCGGAATACTTCACCGCCGGCCTCAGCACTACCTAACAATACTTTTAATCGGACATTGAACGCCTCAGACGTTTTCGCAGCATTAAGGAAGGATTTTCCCAGGAGCCCGAGAGTAGCACCACCAAGAGCACCCGCGATCGCACCTTTCAAACCAAAAAAAGCGGAGGTGAGCGATGCCACACCTCCTCTTACTTTCCCAATTACACCACGGAATCCTTTGACTTGGCTTTCGGCTTTAACGCTTGCGGTACCTACGGCTTTGAACCCCTTTGTAAGGTCCCGTAGGTTTTGTTCCGCCTGGGTTGTTTCGACCGGGATCTGTAGACCTGACATCTAACGCCTCCGATTCCTTTTTGAATTTACTAACCAACCACTCGAACATAACGTGTTCAATAAGGCATATACGTTCGAATTCGGTTATTGTTAATCCATAAATTTCACAAACATCTCCAATCGCTTTAGTGGGTATCGGACGGATGTTTCCGAACCCCGATGGTCTATCCCGGTGACTTAACTGTTTCCATAAGCGCCAACAAATGAGATTCGTACCTTCAATATCGTCGGGTCTTTTACAGTCCTCGCAGGGCGGATCGTCATCCCACGTTTCGGCGCATTCCTCACACGATGGGTTTCCACCCTTTACCCATTCAAGGTACGCCTCTATTTTCCCTCGTCTTCTTCCTCTTTTTGTTCGAGGGTTTCGGTAACATCATCTAACTGTTCGAACAACCACGACGTAATGTCTGGGCGCCCTTTATCGAATGCAATCTTGTTTTCCCTCGTACATGGAAGCGGATTTCCATTTGAATCTTCAACTCCCCACGAAACGATGAGGAAGTCGACTTTGTCGTCCATAAAACCGGAATGATCCAATTTACTGTACCGCTGCTGCTGTTGCATCCGCTGTTTTTTGGAAAGACCTTTCGGCGCATCCCATTCGTATTTCGTGTTTTGATCGGTCAGTCTTGCGAAATCTCTCGGTGACGGCTGACGTAACTCAAACGTACATTCCTCGTCCCCACCTGCATCCCACGTGAATTTGTGTGTAATCGTTTCTTCTTTAAATCGTAATCCCATAGTTCAATCTCCCTCATCCGGAAAATAAAAAAAGGTGGGAAGGGGTGCCGGGATTCACCCCTTTTCGGTTCGCCGACCTATCCCACCATCATCGCGCTGAGCCGGGTGAAGCGCGATTAATCGAATACGAGTTCAGCGGAGTCCTCACCGACAGTACCCAAAGCAGTCAAACCCATGCTCAAGGTTAGGGTCGGTCCATCACCTGAAATCTCGGGCGTCTTAATCTTACAACGTTTGAGATATAGGTCCATGTTCCGGTAGTCGGCTGCACTCGCAGGTTTACCGAAATGAATTCCAATCGGGACCTCATAGGAATTGAGGCCGAGGCTAAAATACTTCGCATCGGATGCCCTGAAATAAACATTGAGATCCGACGTAATACTACGAGCATCTTCGACAAACCCCTCGGGGTACGTAATTCCGACCTCATCCATGATGTACTGTTTCGGGACATCAAAGGTGAAATCATTACTTCGGAATTTACCAGAGACACTGTTGATCGCAATCGTAGTATAACGGCTTTCCATCGGGCTTCCAATAACACTCGCGGTCGGGAGGTACCCTTCAACGTAGTCATCCTCAACCCAGGAAACGTCAATGGCGGGTGAAATTGCGATCTGGTTATTTGTGGTGTCGACGCGGGTAATGGTATAACCACTGGTACCATTGGTTTTGCTCAACGTCGTATTTTGGAGACGCGCATCGACTGAATAGAGATCGGCATCGTCGACACTTAACAGAGTTGCACCGGTTACAGCAGTTGCGGACAATTGTCCCTTTCCCGCCCAAACCATCTTCATACCCTGCCCACTCATGTTGAACATGACGGCGCCTTCGTTATTCACACCCAAAACGGCATTTGACACGGAACAACCGCTCATGCCCTGTAAGAAGTGATCGGTCTTAATCCACAACGAAAAACTCGGGCTGTCAACTGCTTGTTTGTAAAACCGCGAACTCAAAGTCATATCCGCGTTATCGGCGTGATTTGCGGCGGTGGAGCCCAGATACCCTCTAACGCATCCGGTCAACGTGCCTGCCGTTGCGGTTTGACTTGCACGGGTGATCCCAAGGTATCGGATGTACTCGGTACCAATCAGGATAACACCTCGGTTCGGCATTTCGCCGCCGGCCAAACCATCAAAGGTAATTGTCTGTGCGGTAGTGGTCGCAGATGCATTCAGCGAACCGGCAGTAGCAGGATTCAAACTTCCCTGCCAGGACTGGAAAAGGGCGTCACCTTGGGGGGTGCCACCGATCGTCGCGGCCGGCCGAGCATACATATTGAGGGACCAATCTCCGGGCGGAATCTGATTCTGGAATTCGTCCAGAACGTCGAGAGTGTTTCGCAATTCCTCGGAAGGAGTGAACTCGGGAACTTGGTTGATCAAAGCCAATCCGGCCGGCCGAATAAAGTCGATGGCCGACGGGAACTTCAACGTTCCACAGGTGTCTTCCTTGACCGCGAATACTCGTTGATTTCGGCTAATGCCGATGTTTTCGCATGCCATTGTATTCCTCCTATAAGTTTATGGTAAATTAGGTACAACTTTATTCGACTGGAATATTGGCTTCAGGCTTTCGCAACCTATCATTTCCAATTCCTTACTCAAACTTGTCGTAATGTCTAACCTCACATTCAACGGCATGGATAACGCAAGACGATCCACCCGCTTCAGAAACTCAATCCCTTCCTGCATTCGCATCAGGCCGAGTTTGTGGAATGCATTCATGAGATTCATGGGTTTCTTAGTGAACACGAAACCAGCCGACTGAACTAATGGGTCCCTCTCCATCGCTTCGTATTGTCTGATATAAGCAGACGCACCCTCGATAATGGACTGTGGGTCTTGTGCGTTAATTCCATACAAAAGACGCGCGTAGTTCAAATCGAGGTCTTTCGGATACCGTTTCATGCCTTCGGCAATCCACCGACCACATGCATTGATATCGCCCAAACGCCGTGCAGTTTCAGCAGCCGAATAAAAGATATTCCTTCGGACCTTTCCAGGATCCATCTCCGGCAGGTGCTGAAAGTACACCTCCGCCCACTCCATTGTCTTTTCGAGACGCGCATAAGACACATAGGCAGAATAAATATTTGTCAGGTAGAACATGGCTTCATAGTCTTTCGGGTTCTTCTCGAGCCGTGCTTGTAACAAACCAGCCGTTCGATCTACCTTCATTTTCGCTTTTTCTGTCGGGACGTCATAACCGTAGTGGAGAAGTTTGATTCCGCCACATACCGCTGCCTGCCCCTTAAACACCGGTTCGTTATGAACCGTCGATTTATACTTTAGGTGCGACTTTCCGTTAAATAGACGAGTAGGTTTGAAAGTTGCTGCGACCTGGCCTTGAACCATATCCTCCAACAGCATTTTGACGCATCCAACTTTATTGACTGGGAGCTTTAACAGTTCGGCTTTCAAACTGTCAGGGGTCGACCCTTCCTCAAACACCCACTCTTCGTCTGCGTCAATGATGAGAGTCCAATTCGTCTTGACATACGATAACGAAACGTTCCTGCTCCGGCTAAAATTATTATCCCACTCATCCTCGTACAACTCAACGTTTGGATATTCGGATCGGATAATCTCTTTTGTTCTATCCGTACTTCCGGTATCAACAACAACGATCGCATCACACCACCGAATCGAATTGAGACACCTGCGAATATTGTCCTCCTCGTTTTTGACGATCAATGCCGCAGTAATCTCAATGTGTGAATAAAATTTGTCCTTTTTCGTTTTCTGATTCTTTAGTTTTAGTTTACCCATCCCGGCTCTCCTTTCGTTAAACGTTTAAAATCGTAAATGGTACATCAACCGCGAGTTGGTACCACTTATCGTCAGTCCCTACTTCATTTGTACTTGGTTCGTCTAAAATAATGCAGTCACTCAATACCTCTCGGCGGTATATAGCTTCGAGTGTTCCTGCAGTTACCCAAACGCTCCGTCCGTCTTCTCCTTTTGGTCCAAAACACTGAATTTTCACGACCCCATAACGAAACCCAAGTCCTTCGGTTCCCAATTCACCAATGACGCTGCCACCCATTAAGATATTAAGACGAATCCAATGGCCGTCAGGTGCTTCCGTCTCGGGGTCAAACTTTCGGTTTGGCCACGCGACCGGGGTACGGCTATAGTTGTTATATAATTGCCCTACGATGGCATCCCGTATCGCTGCTGGAGTCATGATTTATCCCTTCGGTTGAACTACGTTCGATAATTGTTTTGCGGCATCCTTCAAAAACGTTGAGAACTCAGCAAGACTAATCGCGACCATCCCTTGTGGTGCCTGATCACTATGACCTTCTTCCAACGGGACGATGTAAACGAGGTTATTGAAAATCCAAATCGTTCCGGTGTCGAGTTTATACTCGTAATCCGCGACGTCGCTCAAATCCTTATAGTCAACAGCTGCATTGGGATCGGGCCCGATCGACCAATTTGCCCGGGCACGACCGGTGTCGATTGGGGTCCTTTCTACGATGCGACGAAATAGGTCTATGACGGTCTTCGTAACAACTGCTTCGTAGTTATCAGTGCAAAATTCAGCCAACTGCGACAATGACTTCGAAAATGAACGCGCATCCTTTTGAATACTGGTTTCGATCGGGTCGCCCTTGAGGTTACGTATAGCCATTATCGTCTCCCGTAAACGCGATAAAGTACCGGCACACCTCCAGGCTCTATTGAATCAACTGCGATAATACGGTAAGTCTTCGAACCTACTTTAATCGTGAATTCTTGATTCGCGGCTGGTTCTACGATGTCATACAAGTTGTAGGCTGGGACTAAAAATACTTTATCGCCCTTTTTAACGTTCGTTGGTTCGCTTTTGTAGAGCCCGACTTTAACGTCGTCTTCGTCTTTGACCGTCGTGATAATTGCGTAAGTATCGGTACCTGCCGTTCCTGCAGACGATACAGCTTCCGTAATAGGATTATAAGTCCCACCTGTAGAACTGATAACACGAACCGAAGCACCATCTTCTTGAATGTCATTGTACGCATCTAATTGTTCCTGAGCCCAATCGGTTGCCATTAGGACCTCGCAATCACGCCATAAGTCGTTAATAGTCCCCTCAGCATCGCATCGATCTTCGGAAACTTCGTTTTCCCGCTGGATGCACTTGGAAAATATTCCTTCTCAAGTACGTCGATCTTCTTGCGTTTAATCCGGTCAGTTGGTTTAAGTGTCGTCAGTAACGTATTCCCAGCTAAAAATTCCTCGGCGGCTTCGGCTTGAGCCCATTTGACTCTTGTTGGGACAACGTCATTTGCATACTGGTATCCATCCGAATCGTAAAAATAAAGGCGAGGCCATTCCATCGTTTGATCGCGGGTCTTCTTCGTACCGCGCCATGTCAGGGAGTTCAAGTACATGCCGGCCTCAATAAGTGCATTTTCCTGTTCTGCGGTTGAGGCACTTAAAAAGTACGTACCTCTCGTTCCCAGATACGAACTGGCGCTTGCGGCCGTAAAGTAACTGTTGGCACCCGCTACTACGGATCCATCTTCAATGATTAAACTCATGTTACTTGACCTCCCCTATGATTATTCCTGATCGGACGTGATCACAACGTCGGGATCGCCATCACCATCAAGGTCGATTTCAACTTTCTTGGAACGTTTCTTCCGCTTCGGTTTCGACTTTTCGGCCTCGGCCTTCGCGGCGGCTTCTTTCCGTTCCTTCATTTCCTCTTCGTCGCCCAGTGTCATATGTTTCAAGTTCGGGTTGAACTTGTTCGATTCTTTCATTGCTTTCGCGGCAGCCTCGGTTTCACCCGCTGCAGCCAATTTCGCAGCTCGTTCCTTCTCGTATTCCATAAACGTCGTTGCGCCCATAAATTCCTCCTTGTGCGTTAAGATTAGTATATTGAACTTCTGCCAAAAGAAAAGGCAAACCGACTTGGAATCGATTTGCCTTGAGTACAAGGTCGGTCCTTTGTTAAGGCGGCGCTTACGCGCCGCCATCACGAAGGAGGTAGAACGATAATCAGTTCAGCCACCGATTATCCATTGGTAACGAGTTTGACCATCCGAATGTTTTTCTTCTGGTAAACCCGATCCCAGTTGGCCGCGTTCTTGCACTCTGCATTGGTCGGAGCCTGTCCGGCAACGCTGGAGCTCGTGAACTTGATGCCTCTGGGGTGCAGGAGGAAATGCCGACGATGAATCAGCAAGTCGTAACCTGCCAGACTGTTCCTGTCGGTCTCAACCGGGGTCGGGGCAGAACCATCACCACGGGCAATGGCACCCATACCGAACAGGTAAGTCGTGTACTTGGTGGAGGTCCCACCGGCAACCGCCGGACAGGTATCATCCACGATGACCTCTTTACCCATGTAAAAAGGAATCTTCACTTTCGCGTCGGACTCCTCAACATAGTCAATGAGGTTGTTCTTCTGCAGGCGGCTGAACGGCACACTGTGCATGCACATGGCGGTCAGCTGATTGGACATATCGCCCAGTTTCTGCATGGAATCGATCACGGCATCGCCGTGAATCAGGTTGGTCGTACCTGCCGCACTTCCGCCACCGACGGAAATGTCGTTGACGAGGTCGCCGGAATCGTTGGCAGCATTGTCGCTGAACGCACCGGTCAGGGTTGCGATCAACAGTGCCTGCTCTTTACGGTTCCAGAAATCGGCAACCATGTTTCCAAGGGCAGCCATCGGGTCGGCGCCGGCAACAGCCGCCGCGATATCTTCCGAACCCCACGCTTTACCACGCATATGAAGTACGGCGATATCCTGACCGGTGGTCATGTTGTCGGGGGTCAGGGAACTGTTGGTGGCACCGGTACCGGTTCCGAGAACTTCGTCATCGCCGGTCAGGTCCTTGAAAAACGGCATGTTAATGAGTTTACCGCCACGGGACGCCAAGACGTTCATCTCGGGGTCGGGCACGACGATCCCGCTTCGAACGAGGCGGGAAGTGTAAACGGTTCTTTCCTCAACATAGGGAACCCATACTGCGGGAACAACTATGTCGGCTACGCGGGTCGGTCCTTGTCCAGGCATAATAATCCTCCTATAAAGTTAAAAAGTTAGTTATGTCAGCAGTTCGACCCGCTTACCGGGCTTACTTTTTGGCATTGTTTTCATTGACGATCCGGGCCTCGGCTAACAGTCTTTGTCCGCGCTGAGGATCGGTCTTCATGATCTCGCCCTGCTGGGTCAAATTGAAATACGGTCCTTTAATAAACGGGTTCTGATTCGAGTTCCCATGTCCGCCGCCACTGCCGCCTTCACCGGCGCCGCTTCCGCCACTGCCGGATCCAACCATCAGTGAATCCCTGTCGGAATCCCTGGCAACCATGAGCCCAAGCGCCTCTTCGAAATCCGGCGCCTCACCTACGCGCTCTTCGGAGAACAATTTATCACCGTTGAAATACGAAACAACGTGGTAATCACCATCCTCGCCCTTCTCCACTTTGAAATTATCCTGGAAATAAGCTTTCGCAACCTTCGAAGGCATGTTGAGTTTTTCCTTCACGAACTTTGACGTCGCGAATTTATTGGACACCATCAAATCGAAAATTTTGGACTCGAGTGCTGCTTTAGTTTTCTCGCCCGCTTCGATTTGTTTCTTGAACTTGACCTCAAGCTCCTTGACCTTCTTCTCGTGAGCCTCGACGGCCTGTTTCTTGACGGATTCGACTTCCTTCGCATCAATCAACTTTTTGTCGTCCAGGTTTTGTACGGTGCCGATGGCGCCGGTTGCCTCTTCTACCCACGATTTAAACATGGCCACGTCGCTGACGTCAACCTCGGCCGCTTCCAATGCGTCCATGAACTCTTTGTAGCCTTTAGCGGTCAGTCGATGATTTTTTGCCTCCTCCTGCAATGACGGCACCTTTGAATATAGATGAATGGCATCGAGTCCAATCTCTTTGTCTTCACCTTCCGGACCCGCACCTTCCTGAATGACTATGGGATTTCCCTTCGCATCCATTGCGATTCCGATAACCTTGCCGTCACCATCTACGATTGTTTTGTATTTCATGACTTCTCGTCTCCTTTCAAAAAAAAATGGATTTCGCATCCAAATGCGTTGTGCTTCATGCACGAAACCTTGTGTCATTAAACTCGAATAAATACGTACTTCGATCGTCTGTAGTGACTGTACTCAGAATGTGTTAAGAATCAATAGGAGTAGAGAAAAAAGATGCTATTTCGTTAAAAAGATTCCGAGCCTTTCCCCGAGCTCGCAAAGCGCCAATTCGAAATAGTCGATTTGTGCAGTTGGGAGTGCGACAAATGTGTCGTATTGATCGGTAACGTCCGATGTGTAAGGTATATCAAAGGAACGGCGAGTCGTCAAATAGTCGACAACTGACTTTCGATCACCCGGGCGCCCTTTCAGCACGACCTCAAATCCTACGTTTGGGTAATTCTGGGAGTCGTTATACTCAATATGTCCAAGTCCGTCCCCTTCTTCGTTGTATAATTGTAATTTCATCGTTATACCTCGTCCATTGTAACGTATAGTTGTTTTCCTCGTCTCTCAATTTTCGTAATTTTGAACTTCGTACCCCGTTTGAACATAACCTCCCATTCCGCCTTCTTCGACTGAGATGAGTATGGTTGGATTACTTTCGCATTCTTCGCATTAATTTCAAAGATGGTATCAGCCTTCCCAATTCCAAACTTATCTGGAACGGCTGGGTCGAGTGATGAACTCATCCACGAATTGTCTTCGAATATGGCACCCTCTTCTAATGCTTTGTAAAAATTGATTCGTCCCTTTTTCATAAAAAAATCGTGGTAGCCACGATATACCTTTCCCTTGTACGACGGCAATTTCTTAACAGCAGAATCAATCCCTTTAATCAACCTCGGGTATAAACCTGCATCTTTAAAAGATTTTCCGGAACGAAGAAGTCTATTTATTTCTTTCGAATGTAACGTGTATGTGGCGAGTGCGTCTACTTCGAACTCACCTAAATCCCCTACCGGGAAATCTGGCGGTTTAAAATCCGAAACGACTCTTTCTGGAATTGTAAATTCCGATGCAGCTACATTCGCCTTTTCGACGTTTGATAAACCTTTTTGGTCCAACCACTTCGCTTCTTCGGCCTCTATATGTTTCCACAACGGATCATTCCTATGATCCCACTTCGTTTCGTATAACCGGCGTTGTAGCTTTGCATACTCCGGATACCTGTTTACCTGTTTACCCCATTCGGTTGTCTTAACCGCGAAGTCTTCTGGGTTTGCGGACTTAACGCCCCGTTCAGCATCCTCGAGGATTTGACGGTATTGAAGAGCTTCTTGTTTTGCCTTTTTCGTTGTTTGTGCGGTCAACCCGTATCGGCGCTGTGCGTTGTAATATTCCTTTTCTGCCGCCTCAAATTTTTTCTTGATATCGGTAAGATCCCCAAGTTGTCCGGCACGGCGGGTACGGTCTAATTGGTCGTAAAACTGTGCATATCGCTGCGACCCCATTGCCCAGAATTGCTCACCTACGGTTCGTCCCGTTCTCCCGCCGTAAATACGTCCTTCATAATCGCGAATCCAATCCCCGACCCAGTACTCACCATCTCCATTTGCGTACGTTCCAATCTGACCTGTTTTTTGTTTGTCAAATAGTTTACGGTAGAGTTTTGCGTCCTTCCTCGACGCAATCATATTGTCAGTCCACAACCTCCCAGAATCAGAGCCCCAACTTGAGCTTTGTCCCGACAACCATTTGTCAACGCCATGTCCATACTCATGTGCGAACGTTATATAGTCGTCACTTTCGTACACCCTGATTTGATTCTTATATCCGCTATAAAACGCACGAGGCCTCTTTTGTCCAACCTTCGTCACTTTCCAAGGTTCGTGTATTTCCCACGTTAATCCGGAACTATCAAGTTCGATGAATAAACCATCATCAATATGTTGCGTACCTTTAAACGCACGAGCAATCATCTTTTCTTGACGGGATCCCTTCGGAATTTTATTCGGATTCAGCGGGTTCGAATTAAATTTGATTTGTTTCCGGAGTATATTCTTACGCTCGAGAACCCACTCATCGTAATTCGTTTCCTTCAACCACCGCATCCAATCTGCCCGAGCCGAAAGAAGCCGCTGCCTCTGTGCAAGTACAGGTGCCGCGTCTTTAAACGCACTTGACGTATGTGATTGTTTGAATGCCTGATGGTACTTCTTGTTCTTTCGCCACTTCTCGTATGGCTTGAATTCCGGGTTGTCTATGAAAAATTGTTTATATTCCGCTTCCTGCTTTTGATATGCTTGTAATGGATTGAGTTTCGCCGGTTTCGGTGAAACAACCTTTTCAACTGCAGCTTGTACCACTTTTGGGTTCCCTTTTTTCTCAAGCGCTTCTGCAATTAAACCCTCCAATTCCGGCCGCTTGTGTTTTCCCTTGATTCCCAGGTCGCGCGCATAAGCACGAACGTCTTTCCAACTCATATTCTTGTAATCAGGAACGGATGGTGCTGGTGGAGGTTTCACAACGGTTGGTGGTTTAACTACTTTCGAAGTTCCACCCACCTTTTCGAGGATTAATCGATTCCATTTGTCCCTGCCGTGCTTGCCCTTAATCCCGAGTTGCGATCCAAACTTGCGTAACTCAGACCAACTCATCTTGTTTAAATCATCGATCCCGACAACCGCCGGTGTTGGTGGAGGTGTTATCGGTCCAGGCGGAGGTCTGACAGGAGGTGGTTTCACGATTTTCTTTTGGTAGTATTTAACAATGTCTTCTTGAATCGCAATTCGGTTCCGCCCAAACGTAGGTATGTCAAGCCCTGACGCGAGCATCTTTACTTCGCGACCATTCAGCGGTGCTAATGAATCCAAATCCGGATACGGACCTTTGTCGAGTAGCTTTTTCTTGAGGGCTTCTTTTTCGGCTGGAGGCATCTTCGCAAACTTCGCGGCTCCGCGAGGCGGGAATCCATCTTCGATAAAATCCTGGAGTTCTTCTAACGTATATAACCTGCCAGTCTCTTCGCTAACGAGCTGTTTGAACTTCACCTTCCCGGACTCGACGAGTTCGAGGCGCTTTGGTCCTATGACATTCCGTTGAAACGATCGAGGACGTTTCGCAAACCATGAATCATACGAACCTTGATGGAACCCCACTTCAAGTATCTTCCTTCGTCCCCCGGTGTCCACATTCTTATTAGGTCGTATCGTATATGGACGATATGCCTTCTGAATTTCATCAATGTCCAAACCAAGTTCTCGGTAGCTCGCAGTAACAGGGAGAAGAATACAACGGCACCGCGGATGCAGTGGTATCGCGGGATGGTCATCCATATCATACTGGTTGCCATCCAGCGCAGCACACCTCGGACAAGTACCACGACCAGTCCTAATATAACCAGGCTCCAGGACAGCGGACCACTCAACCAAACGAACCACATCGGGGTTCGCGGCATATACAGCTTTCTGGGCTTGTACGTTTGCGTCTTGAACATAGGTCCTCACTAACGTCGTTAATTCACGACGGTTAAATGTATTGAATCGGCCTTCCAACCGTTTCAGGAAT